ATCGCCTGGATCGACTGGGCCCAGTGCCACGAGACGACGGCTGTGCGATGCCGGAGTCCTTTCTGGCCGGCCTGGCCGAGCTGGGGTGGGTGGCGCGCCGACGAGTTTTCTGAATGCGCATCCCCATTCTGACCGGCATCTACGGCGCCACGACGCCGGACTACCGGACCAGCCTGCCGCGTAACATGCAGCCGATCCCGCTGCGCAATGGCCTGGCCGATGGCTACCTGCGTCCTGGGGATGGGCTTGTCGCGGCCTCTGCCGCGCCGCCTGGCGTGATTCGTGGCGCCATAAACTGGAATGGCCGCGGCTTTGCCGTCTTCGGCACCAAGCTGTGCGAGATCAGGCCGGACATGAGCATTGCGGTCATTGGCGATGTCGGGGCGGGCAAGACGTGTCTCCTCGACTACTCGTTTGATCGCCTTGCAGTGGTCAGCGGCGCGCGGCTGTACCTGTGGGACGGTCTCACGCTTGTTCAGGTAACCGACCCCGATCTTGGCCCCGCGCGTGCGATGGTCTGGATCGACGGCTACTTCATGACCACGGACGGCGAATCCATCGTGGTCACGGAGTTGACAGACCCCACTGCGGTGGACCCGCTGAAGTACGGAAGCGCAGAGGCAGATCCTGACCCGGTGACGGCGCTTGTTCGCGTGCGTGGTGAGGTCTACGCGATGAACCGCTTCACGAGCGAAGTGTTTTCCAACGTCGGCGGAACAGGCTTTCCGTTCGTATCCGTTCCGGGCGCCGTCCTGCAGAAAGGATGCGTCGGCCCTGCCGCCTGCTGCCTGTTCGATGACGCCGTGGCTTTCCTCGGTGGCGGTCGCGGTGAGTCCATCTCGGTGCACATTGGGGTCAATGGCGCCACGATCACCATTGCTGACGAGGAAGTCTCGCGCATCATCGGCAGCTACACAGAGGCACAGCTAGCGGACGCGGTGCTGGAAGCTCGCGTCGTCGATGGGCAGTCCATGCTGTATGTGCACTTGCCAGACCGCACGCTTGTTCACAGCGCGACGGCCAGTAAAGCACTCAAGCGGCTTGTATGGTGGTCCTATGACAGCGGCGTATTGACGCACTCGGCCTATCGCGCTCGCCACTTCCTGCGCGTGCACGACAAGTGGCTTTGCGGAGACCCGACAGCAGCGGTCTTCGGCGAGACATCGCAGACCGTCTCGACGCACTGGGGGAGCCGGATCGGGTGGGACTTCGGCACGACGATCCTGTATGCCGATGGTGCAGGCGCGATCATTCATGAACTCGAACTGCTGGCCCTCACCGGGCGAGTGGCTTTCGGCGCCGATCCTCGAATCTGGACCAGCTACAGCCCGGATGGCCTGACTTGGAGCCAGGAGAGAGAGCTACGGGCCGGCATGTTTGGCGAGACGGCCAAGCGTCTGCGGTGGATCAGACAGGGCTCCATGCGGCACTACCGCATGCAGCGCTTCAGGGGCACCAGCGACGCCCACATTGCCGTGTCAGGTCTTGAGGCCACCGTCGAAAGGCTGGCGGCCTGATGGCAACGAACCCGCGCAACATCCCCCGCGCGGCTTTGGCTCGTGCGTTCGGCAATGACAACGTGGCTATCCGCGCCATGGAACTCATCAGCCGCGACGTGGATACCGATTTGCCGGCATCCATTGCTGGTGTTCAGGCGTCAACGTCTGCCGCCCAGGGCTCTGCCAATGCAGCGCAGTCGGCGGCAGATGCGGCCCAGGCATCGGCCAACGCCGCGCAGTCTGCCGCGACAAGTCTTGCCGGCCTGGAGTTCGTGACCCTGGCGTCATCTACGCTGGCGCCGAATGCCGAAGTTCTGGATCAGGTGCTGATCGAGGCACAACTCGGATTCTCGCCAGCGAACAAGGCCGGCGACACCATCACGGGGCCGCTTGTGGTTGAAGACGAGATCACGGCAGACGGCCTGAACATCGTCGAAGGTACAAACGCGCGCTTGGGTGTCGTGACGCTGTTTGCAGGGTCTGCTGCGATCTCGACAACGGCTGTAAGCGCTTCGTCCAGAATCTTCTTGTCCATTCAGGACTTCAACACCGGGACTCCTGGGGCGTTGTATGTGACGGCCATCACGCCAGGGCTTGGTTTTAGCATCTCGTCAACGTCCGGGACCGATGCGTCGGACGTTGCTTGGCTAATTGTTGACGCTGCGCCATAATGCGCGCACCAGACCGCGCAGGCGGTCGGCCGAGAGTCTGAGCCCGCCGGCAGCTCACGTACCCCGAAAGGGCAAAGCGTGATGCTTGCAGAGGCCAAACAGACCACGATTGAGATTCAGCGCTTGACCAGCGATGAACTGATCGCAGGCACCATCGGCCATCCCCGCGTCTATCCGCAGTCGTCGGACGACTTCAGCCCGTCGCCAGAACAACTGCAGGCGCTGACAAACCCCGAGTCTGCCCTCTATCTCGGCGCATTTGACGGCACGGAATACCTCGGCCTGTTCGTTGTAGAGCAGCGCAACGGGATTCTGTTCGAGGTGCATACCTGCCTGCTGCCGACTGCGTGGGGTGATCGCGCGGTCGAATGCGCCAAGCGTTGCGCGCGCTGGATCTTCGACAACACCACTTGTCGGCGCATCGTCACGAGCGTTCCCGATGGGAACCTGCTGGCCATCCGGCTGGCCAAGGCCGCGGGCATGGTCGAGTACGGAATCAGCCCGCGGAGCATTCAGCGCGGCGGCCTGTTGCTCGATCAACGCCTGTTGGGCATTGACAAGGAGGCATGATTCATGCCAGCAGCAGCAATAGCGGGCGTTACGATGGTCGGCGGCCTCTACTCCGCCAACAAGCAGGCCAAGGCGGCCAAGGGCGCGGCAAACACCCAAGCCGCTGCCGCTGAAGCAGGGATTGCAGAACAGCGCAGGCAGTTTGACGCCATCCAGGCGCTTCTACAGCCGTTCGTGCAGGCCGGTACGGGTGCGCTGGGTGCGCAGCAGAACCTGATTGGCCTTGGTGGTGCGACTGCCCAACAGGAGGCCATCCAGGCGCTTCAGTCGTCCCCGGAGTTTCAAGCGCTGACCCAGCAGGGCGAAAACGCCATCTTGGCCAATGCGTCTGCCACTGGAGGGCTTCGAGGTGGGAACACTCAGGCGGCGCTGGCTCAGTTCCGGCCGCAAGTCCTGTCCAGCCTCATCAACCAGCAATACAGCCGCCTCGGCGGGCTGGTCAGCGTAGGTCAAAACGCGGCGGCGGGTGTCGGCAATGCAGGTTTGGCGACTGGCAACAACGTGTCAAACCTGCTTCAGCAGCAGGGCGCGGCAGTCGCTGGCGGACAGCTTGCGCGCGGCCAGGCTGCCGGGGCGCAGGCTTCAGCGATCACCGGCGCGCTTGGCACTTACGCCGGTCTCGGCGGCGGCTTGCCGACATTCGGCGGCTTGCAGTCTTGGTTCGCTGGCACTCCGCTCGGAGGGGCTGGCTTCGGGACTGGCTTTGCCTACGGGAACCAAGACATTGGGGGCTTCCTCTGATGGGTCCGATCAACTACGGCGCCGCCTTCGGCTCTCAAGACCCGACCCAGGCTTTCATGCAGGGGCTGCAGGGCGCCATGGGCATGCGCGCCATGCTCACGCAGCAACAGGCGCAAGAACAGGCCGTGGCGGCAGCGCAGGCCAAAGCGCAGCAGCAGGCGCAGATGCAAGCCGACATCCAAAGTGTCTTCGGTGGCGGCACGGCTGACGCGAAAGCGGTCCTCGGCCTCATGGGTCGTTACCCGCAGCTTAGCGAGCAATACAAGCGGGTGTATGACGGGCTGAGCCAAGAGCAGCAGCGCGCCTCTGTGGGGCTTGTGGCGCGCGTCGGATCTGCCCTGCGCTCCGGTCAGCCGGAAGTTGCTCTGAAGGTGCTGGACGAGCAGATCGAGGCCGCGAAGAACTCCGGCGACACGCAAAGCGTTAGCGCACTCCAAGCCATCCGCAAGGCAACCGAGATCGACCCGTCGTTTGGTCTGACGACTGCCTATTCATTGGCCGCCGCGTCTGGTGAGCAGGGCCAGAAGCTGGCGGAAGCGTGGATCAAGGAAGACGAGACCCGGAGGGCGCAGGAACTGCAGGGGCCGGCGGTTGCGCGCGCTGGCGCCGAGGCGGCAAAGGCTGGGAGCGAGGCTCAGACCGCGGCGGTTAAGGCGAAGTATGCCGACTCGCAAGCCATCCTTGACCTTCAAGAAAAGGGGTGGAACATCAAAGCTCTTGAGGCTGATGTTGACTTCAAGCGCCAGTCTGCGCGTATTGCAGCGATGAACGCAGCCATTGCGCGAGAAGGTAACGACCTCAAGCGCCAAGAACTGCAAATGAAGTTGCAGGACGCGCGTACCAAACGCGATGACATGGTGCGCGAGAAGGCTTCGGAGGCTGGGTCTGCGCGCGGGAACATCGACAACATGCTGAACACGATTCAGCGCGTGCTGCAAAGCCCGGCGCTGAATGATGTTGTCGGATCTTGGGAGGGCTCTGTCCTCTACCCGAACCAAGTTGCTGCGGCGGCGAACCTGCTGAACCCGTTCACCAGCAGCGGTGATGACCGGGCCGACGCCATCGCGCTTGTCGAAAGCCTAGGCTCTCAAGCGTTCCTCTCGCAACTGCCGAACATCAAGGGGATGGGCCAGCTTTCCAACGCGGAAGGCGACAAGTTGCAAGCGTCTCTTCAGAACCTCACGCGCAAGCAATCCGAAAAGCAGTTCCGCGCAAGCCTGAACGAAGCGGCCAGGCTGATGACAAAGGCGCGCAGGAACATCGAGCAGCGGCTCGGTGTTCCTGAGACCACTCCGGACACCCCCGCGGCTCCTGGCGCCCGCCCGCCTCTGGCCTCATTTGAGCGCTGAAATGGCATTCGATACCGCAGCCGCACGCGCAGCCGGTTACTCGGATGCGGAGATCGCTTCGCACCTTGCGCAGCGGTGGAACTTCGACCTGACTTCTGCGAAGTCTTCCGGCTACACGGACGGCGATGTCATTGCGCACCTGTCGGCAAAGGATGCGGCTTATGTGCCGATCCCTGGGCAGGAAGGCGAGCTATCGCGCGCAAAAGAAGCCAGGGCGCAGCCTGGCCCGTCGATTGCTGATCGCGTGGTGGGTGCTGGCGAGGCTGCACTGACTGTTGCGACCGGGGCCACTGGCGGCACGCTTGGCATGATCGGCGGCACGCTCAAGGGGCTGGCAGAGCAGATCCTTTCAGGCAAGTTCGGAACCCAGGAAGCCGCGCGCCTTGTTGAGCAGTCGGCAGCCGGAGGCGCAGCCGCGCTGACGTATCAGCCGCGCACAGAAGCTGGGCGAGAGGCGGTCCAGGCCATCGGCGAGGTCGGGCAGGAACTGCTCCCCGTTGCTGGCCTTCTGCCCCAGGCGCAGGCCATCACAGCGGCGGCTAAATCCGGCGCAGCGGCGCCCGCGCCCGTTGTGGCGCGAGCAGCCGTCGAGGGCGCCGGGCGGGCTGTTGCTGGCCCTGCAGGCGCTGCTGGCGTGGCCCGAGCAATCGACACGGGCGCGCGGGTTGCTGACCTGGCCAGAAAGAACATCACCACGCTTCCGCGTCGCGCGCTGGAGGCTGTGCGAACTGAGCAGGCGCCGACCGCCGGGACGCTTGGCAGCGTGGGTGCTGCTGGCGCAGACATGGCAACCCAGCGGCGCGCACTAGCTGCTGATCTCCCTGTCCCGATTCGGCTGACTCGTGGACAAGCCACGCGCGACCCGGCGCAGATGAAGTTTGAAGTCGAAACGGCCAAGCTCCCAGAGCATGGCGCAGCACTTCGACGGCGCTTTGTCCAGCAGAACGAACAGATCCTGCGCAACTTCGACCAATGGATTGACCAGACAGGAGCAGAGGCGCCGAATCTTCGCGCGGTCGGCATGACCGTTGATCGCGCCTTGGTGAATCAGGCGAAGTCCGACAAAGCTGCTATCCGTGCGGCATACCGCGCAGCTCAAGAAGCCGGTGAGCTTGAGCAGCCGGTGGCGCTGGATAGCGTTGTCCGTCACTTGAACGAAAGCGCGCCTGACGCAGCAACCGCACCGCTTCTTGATGTCGCCCGCCGCCGAGCGATTCAGCTTGGCTTGGCATCGGAGGGGCCTGACGGTCAACTCATCCCCGCCCCCGTAAGCCTTCGGACGGCTGAAACCTACCGTCAGGCGATTGGCCGAGCAACGGACTACGAAGCCACGAACGTCCGACAGGCCACCATCATCAAGAGCCTTCTTGACGAGTCAACCGAAGGTCTCGGCGGCGACCTGTACAAGCGCGCCCGCGCAATGCGTCGGCGCTATGCGCAGAACTACGAAGACCGCGCGGCAATCTCTCGGCTTCTGGAGACAAAGCGCGGAACTACTGATCGCCGCGTGGCCTTTGAGGATGTATTCGACCAGACCATCCTGAGGGGCAGCCTGGACGACGTGCGCAATGTGCGCCGCGTCCTGCAGCGTGGCGGCGAAGAGGGTTCTCAGGCATGGCGCGAGATTCAGGGGCAAACCGCGCGATGGATCAAAGACCAGGCCGAGAGAAACGTAGCGACCGACAGCGCCGGGAACCGCGTGCTGTCCCCCGCCGCACTGGACAAGGCGATCCGCGAGCTTGACGCAGACGGCCGCCTCGATTTCATCTTTGGCAAGCAAGGCGGCCAGAAGATGCGCGACATCCGCGACTTGTCTCTGATCGCCAGGACGGTCCCGCCTGAAGCCGCTGTCAACACGTCCAACACGGCATCGACGCTGCTATCCGGCTTCATCGATGTCGGAACGTCTGGGGCGACTGGCGTTCCGCTGCCCATCGCAACGATGATCCGCGTCATCCGCCAGAACGTCAAAGACAGGAACCTTCGTATCCGCATCGAGGACGCGCTTTCCGACATCGAGAAGCGCGCGCCGACGCAGAAGAAGCCTGCACGCAAGGCGCCAGGCCCTGAAACGCTGCACTGACACGCCATGATCGAAATCACCAATCCCGCGCTGACGTTCACGGACCTTGACGGCTCTCCGTTGGATGCCGGCTCGGTGTACATCGGCGTCGCAGGCTCTGACCCGCAGACCAACCCGAAGGCGGCATTCTGGGACGCTGCTGGGACCATCGGCGTTTCGCAGCCGATGCAGACCGTGAACGGCTATGTTGTCCGCAGCGGATCGCCTGCTGCCGCCTACGTGGACGGCGACCATAGCCTCAAGGTCATCAACCGCCGCGGCGAGACGGTGCTTTATGCGCCCAACGCCGCCGCCGCCTACATCGCCCTGCAGAACACCATTTCGGCTAGCGTCCAAGATCAGCTAGACAACTTCATGGCCGAGATTGGCGGCGCCGTCTTCAGCTTCGACGATGTTGCCGACATGCGCGCCAATGCCGTGGCGGTTGCTGGTGCGCGCGCCACTACCCGGGTCTACAGCACGGTAAAGGCCGCGTATGAGGGCGGCGCGCAGTATTACTGCGACATTGACGACACCACGAGCGCAGACAACGACGGCACCGTGATCGTCAGCGCAGATGGCGGGCGTTGGAAACTGCAGGTGTACGGGAATCTTCTTCCCGCTCGTCAGTGTGGCGTGTACGGCGACCAGACCACGGGGCAAACGGCTCGCGTCTTGGAGGTAATCACGCAGGCCCGCGCCATCGGAAAAGGGGTGCTGATCTCAGGCTTCGTTTTGCTGAATGAGCAGCTCGTCATCGGTGTCCCGGTCTATATCGAGTTTGACGGCGCAGACGGCGACGGCGCGGCCTACGCGATCAACTCTCTGCCGCAGTCTGCTTTTGTTCTGCCGCCAACCCACCCAAGCGGCCAGGCCGGGGTGGTGGTTGAACACCCCGGTATCTGGTTCATGCGCGGCGGCATCATCTGCGCGCTTGATGATGGCCACGCATCCACCCGATACCAATACGATGGGATCGCCATTCTTGCCCACGGCTTCCGCTGGGACTCTGGCCTGGTCTTTGGAGTTGGTAGGACAGGATTCCGCATCGGTTCGCTTTCTGGGGCAGCATCTACTAGAAACTCGTCTCGCACGATGTTGACGCACTGCCGCGCCATGTGGTGCGGAGACAAGGGTTTCCACATCAGCGATGACCTTGGCTCCATCGACGCAAACACGTTCCAACTCAACAACTGCATTGCACAGAGGAACATCAATCAGGGCCTGTACATCAACAAGTCACTGTTTGGCGGCACGATCATTGCGTTCCTCTCAGAGCACAACGGCACGGGCCTTTACGTTGAGGACGACTGCCGAGACGTTGTTTTCTTGGGCGGTGACTTCGAGCTAAACAGCGGTCCCGACGAGCTTGGGACGCTGGACAACATTGTTCTTGCTGGGCGTGCGCTGTATCGAAACAAGTTCATCGGCGTGAAATATCAGGACAACGTGCTTACCAGCACGTCGCATACCCTGAACTCTCCCGATGGGCTTCGAGGAACTTATGAGCCGCTTTTGATCGGCCAGACAACTGCTGGCACTCTGGCCTACTTCAACAGAAAAGGCAGATGGGCGTATGACGGCGAGTATTTGACCGTAAGCGGCGAGTTCTACGCCTACGGGGAGGTAAGCGGTAATCCGACGGGTCACCTTGCAATCACGCTCCCTGAGCTTCCTGGCTTTGAGGGCAAGATGTACCGGGAAATAGATCCGACGACACAAGAGTTCTCGCACGGGTCTTTCTCGTGGTCAAAGCTCGCCACCATCCCTCTGCCAACTCTTCCGTCTGGTGGTCTCGCTCCTATCGGTCACGTTTACCTAGACGAATACCCGCCACGAATGGCCCTCTACATGCAGGCAGGCGGAACGACTGGACTGTATCCGGTGGCTCCGACGTGGACCTCTGCTGATGCAGTCGGCATCCTTTTCATGGCGCGCATCCCGATCAGCCTTGAGGCGCAACTAGCGTAGGTGGTAACCATGATTCGATCAATCCGAGCGGCTATTGCCGACATCTTGGAGCGCATTGCGCGGGGAATCCGGCCGAGTGGCGCGACGGCAGCGGCTACCTGAGGATCGCATGACCGAAGACGAAGCCGACGAGGCGTCCCTGGCGGATCTGGACGCCATCTGCGGCGCTGTGCTGCGCCTGGCCGCCATGACGCTGGCCGCCGCGGTGGCGGTTGGCGGCGTGGCCACGTGGGTGATGCTGGGGCTGGCCGGGGTGGTGCGATGAGCACCGACAGCCGCATCCACGCCATCGCGCTGGCCGCATCCAGCGCGGCGCAGGAGGTCGCGCCGCGCGTCACCACCGGCGGCGCCAGCGCCGCGGCGTTGGGCTGGGTCCTGTCCAATGAAGTGCTGGGCGTGATTGGCGTGCTCATCGCCCTGGCCGGCTGGCTGACGACCTGGTACTACCGCCGCCGCGACGACAAGCGCGCCGAGCAGTTCCACCGGGTCAAGATGCGCCGACTGCAGGCCGGGCTGGACACCGACG